TGAGAAACACAAAAACTTCTCGAGAATTGCAGAATAATATAAATAGTAATATGAAATCATTCTCAGAATTCACTAGTCCAACATACGAAGGGGTCAAATTAGACTTACCTAAAGTTATATCTGAAGGTTCTAAAATGTCTAAGGGAGACCTATTCAAAAGACAGAATAGAAGTGGATTCTTACAAAAAGCAGAAGACGGAGTATTACTCGATAAGGACGGAAACGAACTTAAGATAAAAGACAAAGACCTTTGGAGTGAATTGTCTAGTGAACTACAGTCTGCTGGAGACGAAAAGGATTTAACACTATGGACACCTAAGAACTTCAAACAAGTGTTTGGAACTACATTAGGAAATGTTCTGAAAGGTGGTAATGGTTTCTCACCCATAAATCAAGCAAATCCAACTGGTGAAGATTGGGAAGCTGGTATTGCAGTAGGACTTCAAAAATTAGGAAAAGGTATAGACTATAACTCACCCGAGTGGTTGAGGTTTGATAAGTATTGGACTGATTGGGAAGAGTCTGCAATGAAAACTGCAATAGATTTCAAAAACAAATTAGGTATATCAGAACTCAAACAAACTGGTTCTATGAAAGTGGGTGGACTTACTAAAGAGTGGAAAGGAACAAACACTACACCTAAAACCGACCTTATGGATAAGAGTGGTAAGATTAGAGTATCACTTAAAAAATCGGGTGGTTCTCAGTTAATGTCTGCTGGTAAAGCAGAAGCAATATCTACAGTAGAAGCTGCAATGAGACAATATGGAAACTCTTCAAGTGGTCAAAAAGAAGCACAAAAATTAGTTAAAGAACTAGAAGAGAAAATGATTAAGTTATCTCATAAAGGTGCAGTAGGTGATTTAGAACAACTTAAAGGTAAAGATAAATTATCAAGAGAAGAAGAAGATAAACTTGCAGAATTAGATATTGGACACAACTATGCACAAGAACTCAATCAAAGGTTAGAACAAACTTTTAATGGTAATGAAGAATTGAAAAAACTATTTTGTTATGAGGCTGCAACTGGTCATGCAAAGTTCGGTAAAGACACTTGGCCAACTGCAACAATGATTGCAACCTTCTATGAAGGTGGAGGTCTCTCACATGTTCAAAACTTAAGAGACCCACTAAAACATGGTGGAGCACTTGCCTCGGGAAATGACTTTTATGTGTCATTCAAATCAAGTGGTAAAAGTTCACCATATCTTTCTTTAAGAAGTAAGAAAGCAAAACAAAATCTACGTATGGACACCCTCTCAGATATCATACACAACGAATGTGGAAATTCAAATCTTTTCTTAACAGAAGAGGTAGAAAATCTAACTGAATCACAACTGATAAATAAACTTATGAAAATGTCAAAAGAGTTTTCTTCTAAAGTTGCAAATGCCGCTAAGAAGATTCTCAATGAGATTACTAAGAGAATACAGAATGCATTCAATTGGATTAAGAAACAAGGTGCAAAAATATGGAATGCAATCTTGTATTTCTTTGGATTTCAAATTTCAGATGTAAGAGTCAAAGGAGGAGGGGTTTACCCGCTAGTATAATATGTATGAATTGATAGACGAGGCTTCAAAAGTCTTACGCACACCACCACCCGTTTTCGATTTCGAGAACCCACCCGAAGACCCAAAAGAGATTGAAACAAATCTTGCAAGTGCAATGGAACGATTTGGTGGAATTGGATTATCTGCAAATCAGTTGGGATTAGATTACAGAGTATTTGTAATGAGAACTGCAGACAGTGGTATCAAAGCATTCTTCAATCCCGAAATAACTAAAGTTTCTCAAGATACAGATTTAATGAAAGAGGGTTGTCTATCTTTCCCCGACCTTTATCTAATGATTAAAAGGTCAAAAGAGATAGAACTAAAATACCAAGACGCAGAGGGTGAAGAACACACTATATACCTTACAGGGTTAGGTGCAAGGTGTGTCCAACATGAATGTGACCATTTAAATGGAATACTATTCATACAACGTGCGTCTAGACTCAAAGTTGAACGTGCATTAAAATCACGTCCAAAAGAGAGACGTAAGAGAATTGATTATGAAACAAGAATTGCAATCGCAAGAGCTATACAAGAACGAGAAAGTTCTGATACTTCCGAATCTGATAACGGAACAGGAATCGAAGGACTTGATTCTGTATCTGAAGACGCACGAGCATCTTAGAACAGTCGGAGACGGGTCAGATTACACTGCAATAAACATATTGCACATTCATACCCAATGGGTTCGTGATATCTTTAATAGATTAGCATTTGACGTTACCTCAGAAATCTATAAACATTCGGGTTTAAGAGTATATCCCGAAATGTCTGCAATAAATGAGTGGAAAATCGGTGGTGTTCAAGAACCACATAATGACTCAGTTTCAGACGTTGATATAAGAGAAGGTATTAAGGACGAAACAAGTCGTGAATGGACTGTAATTCTCTATATAAATGGACACGAAGATTCCGTTGAATCATTCAGAGGTGGTGAAACTTACTTCCCACATGAAGGCCCAACTGGTCAAATAATGACACCAGTAAGGGGTACAGGTATAGCATTCAGAGGAATCGACTTAGAACACGGCGTATACCCCGTCAGAAGAGGTTCTAGGTACACTATATCACAATGGTATAGTAGTAATAGAAGTCGTATAATTACAGACGAAAGAACAAAAGACCTTCACGCAAACCACCTATCTTTAAGACAATCGTCTTAATTTCAAAATATCTCATATGAGGGCTTGACTATAACCCTCACTTTTTTGTATACTAATAGAGTAATAAAAAAGGAGAAACAATGTTAACACTATCTGACTATCAATGTCCCGACTACGAGAGTGGTCTTTATAAAGGTATTCCAATGGAGTACAGAAATCACCCTAAAGTTCAAGAAATAATGAAGACTAGGTTGTTCACTGTAAGATACAGAGGCAAATCAAAACCAGGCTTTTATAAGAGAGCAGCTCATCATTGCATAAAAAAGTATGCAGATACCTTTGCAATCTATCCATATGCAAACTATGACGAATATCAAACTAAGGACGATTACCTTGGTCTTGAGAAACCTAAGTTTGACCCTGTTATAAGGAACTACGAAGAGGTTATGGATTTCAGAAAGATGCACATAAAATTCACATGTGAGGTCGCAAAACAGATTGATTTAAGTACAATTTAATTGAAACTAAAGCTTGACAATAACCGCCACTTTTTAGTACAATAGAATCATGACAAAAAGAAATCAAAAAGACACCCTTGCAAAACTAATGGCAACAGAGAATATTACTGTTGTTCATAAGAAAATACCAACTGCATATTTTGACGTAAAGAATAGGATACTTGCTTGTCCTATCTTTAAAGAAGATATCAGTGATGAACTCTATGACCTATTCATGGGTCATGAAGTTGGACATGCATTGAATACACCTTACGAGGGTCTTCATTCTGCATTAGAACTAAACAGAACACTTAAAGGATATCTTAACGTTGTTGAAGACGTTAGGATTGAGAAAGCAATCAAGAACAAATTCCAAGGATTGAGGAAGTCTTTCTTTACTGCATACAATGAATTGATGGAAATGGATTTCTTCCAACTTAAGAAAAGAAATCTTGCAGAACTTTCATTGATTGACAAAATCAATTTACAAACTAAAGTCGGTTCAAGACTTGGTCTTAAATTCAATACAGTTGAACAAGGTTTCTTAGATATGGCAGAAGCATGTAAGACTTGGGAAGACGTTGTTGAATGTGCAACTGCAATCTATGAGTATTCTAAAGAGAATGAGACTAGAACTGAAGATGACGAAATGTTAGTTCCTCAAATGTTTGACGTTGGTGATGAAGAAGAAGGAGACGAAGAAGAACAAGAAGAAGAATTTGAGTCTTCTAATGAAGATTATGAAGATGAGTATGGTGATTCAGAGGAAGACGAAGAAGAAGATTCTCTTCCCGAGATTGGTGATAATGTCGACCAAGGTGATTCAGAGGAAGACGAAGTTGACGAAGAAACTGAAACTGAAGAAGAGGCAGATAATCAAGTCAAGTCTACTGGTGGTAAAGAAGGTGGTAAAGACCAAGGTTTCCACGATGACGAAGATGGTGCAAGGGAATCAATCACTGAACACTTTGCACATAACAATGAAGAACAATTTCTTTCAGACGAAAACATAATCATGTCTTCAATCAATCTAAAAGATACTTTCAAAAACAACGATATGAAAGATGTTGTTATTCCTTTCAAGACAGTTATTAGTGATTGGAAAAAATATATTACTGATAACGATTCTTACTATAGTGAAGAGAGAAGATTCAAAGAATATTCTAGAGGTTGTTTTGCTGCGAAGAGATTGGAACAAAAAAACAAAAAGATTGTTGCTCACATGGCAAAAGAATTTGAGATGAAACAAACTGCAAAAGTTTCTAAGAAAGCATTTACTGGTAAAACTGGTAAACTTGATATGAATAGACTTGCAAAATATCAAATTGTTGATGACATTTTCAAAAGAGCAATTTACCTTCCCGAGGGTCAGAACCACGGGTTGAATGTTCTTGTTGATTGGAGTGGTTCAATTTGTGATGAAGTTACAGACCTTCTAGAACAATCAATGATTCTTGCAGAGTTCTGTAGAAAAACAAACATTCCTTACAGAGTGTATCTATTCTCAGACGCATATTATACTGGAAGAGAAAAAGAAGATGATTATGGTTATAGAGATAATGGTGGAAAACTTATTGAAATACTTTCTAACGAAATGAACAATAGACAACATAAAGAAATGATGACTTACTTGGGTTGCATGTATGCAAACTACTTCAGTCAAAAGATTGGTTGGAGAAACTATCAGAAGTCAATTGCAAAATACAATGAGTTCTTTGGTGAGTTCGAAGCACTTTCAGATGATGGAAGATACTGGGACGTTGAAACAAACTTCAGACCTCAGAATTACAGACTAGGTGGAACTCCACTTGACCAAACACTTGTTGCACTTAGAAAATTATTGCCTGAGTTCAATGCAAAATACAATGTCGAAAAATCAATCTTGACTGTAATCACTGATGGATTCTCACATAGTGCAGACTTCCTTCAAATCACTGGTGATGAGAGAAGAGACATTGCAGAACAAGAAAAAACTATCGGTGAAGACTCTTGGAGATGTAGAAAAGGAAGAGACTTAATTGACCCTTATCTAAACAAAGTGTTCACTCTTAACAAACCCGAAAGTGGTTATGGTTATAGAAGTAGTTTTGAAACTACTCAGAACCTTCTACACTGGATATCAGAAACTTGTGATGTGGTTATCACTGGATACTTTGTTCTAGGTAGAAAAGCAGACCTTTACAACATTATGCCTTTTGTCAAAGGAGAAAACTTTTATGACTATGATTCTGCATGGAGAGAAATCAGAAAAGAAGGTAAAGTGTTCAAGTGTCATGGGTATAACAAACTGTTTATTACCCATGCAAACAACATGCAAACTGATGGTTCTGATGAACTTGGAGAAGAGTATGTTGATGCAAAAAAAGTGAGGGTAATGGCTGCCTTCAAAAGAAATCAAAAATCTAAAACAACTTCAAGATTTTTGACTAACGAATTTATCAAGGAGATAGCATGATGAAAAACTATGAAGTGAAGTATGAAAATATGACGAATATAACTGCAGTCTTATCGAAAGATGACTTTAGGACATTTACAGAAAAGGTGGATATTGCCTCTTCTAAGGGTGTCGACATTCCTCATATCGTAGAATATGATACAGTATTAGACACTTACGAAGTGATACTACTGGATAACAGTAAAACAATGGAAGAATTAGATAGGATAACATCATGAGAGACCCTTTAAGAGTAGACCCAGCATATTATATTTCAACACAAAATGACTACAGTAAATTTGCAGACGCAGTTATGGACGTGGGGCCTGCACCTTGCGTCAGATATGATTGTCCTATGTTCAATGAATGTAAAACTGAAGAGAAGGAATGTTTTGCATTTAGAATTTGGGTCAACAATGGTGGTGAACTAAACGAAAAACAACAACTAAAAATGGGAACAAGATTTGAGCAAATTAAATAAAAATATGCTTGACTATAGGTGCCACTTTTTAGTATACTATACAAGATGAGAAAAATAACTAATAACAACTTAAAAAGGAGACTATATGGATAAAAGAAGTTATGACAGAAGTGAATCGATTGACGTGATGGGAAAGCCGTTTCACTACACACCCGATAGGAAGGAATTTTTAGATACACTGGTATCTAAGTATCCGAATCAATCGGTTTTTACTAAAGAAGAAATTGACAATACTGGGACGTTCCCATATTGGGTAAAATCTTCTAGGTACAATTTTAGAGACAATGGTGTCTTTAATCTTACCCAAATTATCGGTGGATACAATGGTGGATATTCTGAATCTGCAGTTGTTCCTCCTGTAAATCCAGCACCTCAAGTGGTTGCAGTTGCACCACCAGTTGCTCCACAAAACATGCCAGTTGCCGCTGCGACTGAGTCTGTTAACTTGAATGACAATATTAAAATCATTCCCGAGAAGATGTCTAACTATGTTCCTTTTGGACATTTCAAAGACGTTAAAGGAATTATCAAGTCCAAAATCTTTTTCCCAGTATTCATTACTGGACTAAGTGGAAATGGTAAAACTCTTATGATTGAACAAACATGTGCTCAATTGAAGAGAGAACTTTTCAGAGTTAACATTACAATCGAGACTGATGAAGACGACCTAATGGGTGGTCATACTTTGGTCAATGGTAATGTTGTCTTCAGAGAAGGCCCTGTTATCAAAGCAATGAGAAAAGGTGCTGTCCTTCTTCTTGACGAAGTTGACTTGGGTTCTAACAAACTTATGTGTCTACAATCAGTTCTTGAAGGTAAAGGATACCTAATCAAGAAAACTGGTGAGTGGGTTTCACCTAAAGAAGGTTTCACAATTCTTGCAACTGCAAACACTAAAGGACAAGGGTCTGATGATGGAAAGTTCATAGGAACTCAAATCATGAATGAAGCCATGTTGGAAAGGTTTGCAATCACAATGCAACAAGAATACCCACCAGTTACTACTGAGAGAAGTATTCTTAAAAAAGAAATGGCACTTACTGGTGATGTTGACGAAGAGTTCTGTATCAAACTAGTAGATTGGGCAGACATAATCAGAAAAACCTACTATGAAGGTGCGATTGATGATGTCATTACCACTAGAAGATTGGTTCACATTGTCAATGCATTCAGAATGTTCAATGACAAACTCAAGTCAATAACCATGTGTATTTCAAGGTTTGACGAAGAGACTAGAAATAGTATCCTCGACCTCTACTCCAAAATTGATGCTGGAGTAGACTTGAATGCAGAAAACCCAGTTGACGAAACTGAGTCTTCAGAGTATAATGATTAGTATGTTTGGTAAAAAGAACAAAATTGATTACAGGTATAACGAGGGAGAACTCTTAAATGAGTTTTCCCAGTATATCGACAACACCTATAAACAACATTATAGTTTAAACAAATACCAGTCCACTGAATTTATTATTGACAGTGGTCATGGTGAGGGTTTTTGTATCGGGAACATTATGAAATATGCACAACGATACGGAAAAAAAGGTGGGAAGAATAGAGCAGATATCTTAAAGGTATTACATTATGGTCTATTCATGTTACATGTTCACGACAAAGCGACAAAGGAGGCTAACAAGTGATGAAAATTAGTAATGATACGAGAGATATCTTCAAAAATTTCTCAACAATAAACCAAGGGATTAAGGTTTCAAGTGGTAATACACTTCAGACAATCTCTAATATGAAAAACATTCTTGCAGTTGCAACTGTATCTGAGGACTTTCCTCAAGATTTCAGTATCTACAATCTGCCTGAATTCTTAGGTGCAACCAGTTTACTGGAAGACCCCGACTTTCAATTTGGTGATGCAAGTTTAACAGTTGCAGACAACAATTCAAGTCTTGCATATTTCTATGCAAGTGAAGGTATGGTGACTTCACCCGAGAAAATGATAACAATGCCTGACGCAGAGATTGGAATTGATATTTCCTCTACACTTCTAAACGAGTTGCAGAAAGCTGCTAGTGTTCTAGGTGTAGGTGATTTGGTTCTTTCAAGTGATGGAACTACTATCACATTGCAAGTGACAGACAAAAAGAATTCAACTTCAAACACATTCTCAAGAATCGTGGGTGAAGGAAATGGTGTTTCATACACTATGAACTTTAAGATTGAGAACCTTAAAGTCCTAGATGGAAACTACGAAGTATTAGTTTCGTCAAAAGGAATCTCACACTTTAAAAACAAAGATGTGGATTTAGAGTATTTTATTGCATTGGAGCCTGATTCTAAATACAATGTTTAACCTATATAATAGTGTAGGTATTGTGCTAGTCTCTACAATGCATACGGGACATAAGACTTCTCATCAATCTTCAAGGGTTCTTATGACAGTTAATTCGGAGGGGTTTTAACTTCTTAATATGAATACAGAATTTTTATTTGTAGAAAAGTATCGTCCTCAAACAATTGAGGACACGATACTACCCGAAGGTATCAAAAATACATTCAGAGAGTTCGTTAAACAGGGTGAGATTCCTAATCTCATGTTATGTGGAAGTGCTGGTGTTGGTAAAACAACTATTGCAAAAGCACTTTGTAATGAAATGAATGCAGACTTTATTGTAATCAATGGGTCAGACGAAGGTCGATTGATTGATACCCTCAGAACTAAAATCAAAAACTTTGCATCTACAGTATCACTCAGTGGTGGTGCAAAGGTAGTCATTCTAGACGAAGCAGACTACATAAGTGCAGATAGTGTTCAACCTGCCTTGAGAAACTTCATAGAGGAGTTCTCTTCCAACTGTAGGTTTATCTTTACTTGTAATTACAAGAATAGGATTATAAAACCACTACATTCACGAACCACTGTTATAGATTTCAAAATGACACCAAGTGATAAACAACAACTTGCTGGTGTCTTCCTTCAAAGACTTAAAGAGATATGTGAAACAGAGAACATACAATTTGACGAGAAGGTACTTGTTGAACTTATACTTAAGTTCTTCCCCGATTTCAGAAGGTGTATCAATGAGGTACAACGTTATGGTGTTAGTGGTGTAATAGACACTGGTCTTATTGCAACACTCGCTGAAGAGAAACTAACACCTCTCATTGATATGATGAGAGATAAGAACTGGACTGGAATGAGAAAATGGGTTGCACAAAACTCAGACAATGATTTCGATTCCTTGTTCAGAAAGGTTTTCAATACACTTGAACAAAGACTAGAATCTTCTAGTATTCCAGCAAGTGTTTTGATTATTGCAGATTATCAATACAAATCTGCATTTGCAATGGATAGTGAAATCAATTTCGTTGCATGTCTAACAGAAATTATGTCGGAGTGTAAATTCAAAAATGGGTAAACTCAGACAATGGTTTAGGTCGTGGGTCGATAAACAAATCGAACAGTCTTTACAAAGAAAGGCAAACAAATTGTTTATGAAACACAAAGTTAAAACTGTAGATGGAGATAATACATGACACAATATGATGAGAGAGTCGAATATCAAAGAGACTTACTAGCAGCTGAAGAGTGGGCAAAAACTATTAAATCAGTTCACGCACATTCACTTAATTCAATGTGGTACGATACAAGACCACAAGATACTGAAGACGGAAAAACTGTAATGGATACACAATACTTCAGTGGACTTATTAAACGAGAAACTCATGACGGACATACACTTTACTTTGGAGAAGAACTCAAAGGTGAAGAACTTGTATACGAATTCAGAAGAAATGTCTAAAAGAAATCCTTTTGATTTTGTAAAGTCGGTCTCTTACGACAAAAAAGACCTCATGGTTGATGAGGTCGAAGAGAAATCATATCAACCATTCCTAATAAATAAAGCACTATCTTATCACCAAGATTCTGTTTTTCTTACTAACGAAATGAATGTCAGACACGGAGTAGACAATCGTCTTCAATACGTGTTTTTCCTAAATACTCTTAGGAAAAGACAAAGGTTTTCCAAATGGAGTAAACCTTATGTTAGTAAAAAACTCGATATAATCAAAGATTATTATCAGATATCAACTAGAGAAGCAAAAGAATATGCAACACTACTATCTGATAAACAATATCGTGAATTGAAAAATAGAATGTTAACTGGTGGTAGAGATAATGGATAACCAAGAAGAAGTAGTAAAAGACCTAGTAGAGGTCACATTCCCCGAAAAAGACGATTTTTTAAAGATAAGAGAAACACTTAGTCGTATAGGTGTCGCCTCACGTAAAGACAAGGAACTATTCCAATCATGTCATATTTTACACAAACGTGGTAAGTATTATATCACTCATTTCAAAGAACTTTTCAAACTAGATGGTAAACCTTCTAACTTAGACGAGTCAGATATTGCAAGAAGGAACACTATAGTGTCTCTTTTAGAACAATGGAAACTAGTATCTGTAGTCAAAAAGACCCAAATAGAAGACCCAAAAGCACCTCTAAGTCAAATCAAAATCATTCCATTTCGTGAAAAATCAGACTGGAAATTAACAACAAAATACTCAATCGGTTCCTCAAATACCTAAATATATCTGTTATAAATAAATAACTAAATGGAGGAACTTATGCTAACAGCTATAGCAGAATTCATTATGGGTATTTGGAATATCTTAATGGTTATTCCAATCGTGATATCAATTTGTAGTGTTATCGTCGCATTGACACCAACACCAAAAGATGACAAGATATGGGCGAAGGTATACACATACCTAGAAGTCCTTGCACTTGCAATTGGCAAGGCAAAGGATAAAAATCCATTGTTAAAAAAATAAATAGAGGTAATTTATGGAAATTATAATTGGACTTATTGTAATCGTGGGATTAGTTTACTTTTTTCAAAAGAAAGAGGATAAGAAGTCAGTTGCAAAACCGACTCCTAACCCTAAAAAACCAAGTGTTGCAGAATTAAAGAAACTTACCAAGAATCAACTCATAGAAATGGCAGATAAGAAGAGTCTTAAAGTCAAAAAGAGTGGTTCAAAGGCTGCGGTTATAACAGAATTACGAGACCAGTTGTAAACTGAAACGTGATTAACAAAAAGGGGACTTCGTCCCCTTTTTTTATATAAATAAGGGTATGGATATATTTGCATTGATAAGTGAAGTGGGAGCTCCAATTGCTGGAAGTTTAGTTATGGGGTTCTTTATTTTCACTGTAATCAAGCAGATACTTGAGGGTGTCGTTGATTCTATCAAGACCTTAACCATGTTTTGTAAGAGTTTAGAGAATCGTGCAAGAACAATGTCTAACGAAATGATTAAGATAGACATGTTAGTGTCAAGTGCCTTAGAACTCAGACCCGATATAGAGAGAGTTGCACGTGCAGAGAACTTTATAGAAGACGGGAAACTTGATGTGAGAAGGGACTAGTGGAAAACGTAGCACAACTTATATCTGATTATGGATTTCCAATCGTAATGATGGTTGGACTTGGTTATTTCGTAT